AAAGTCTTAGTTTATGGAAATATTCTTGGTTGTTGTTATATCTATAGTTTCCGTAGCCATCATTGAACCATTCTTGTTCAATAGCTTTACCTACTTTTAAACCATAATCATAACTAACCTTTTCAATATCACTAACGACTTGACTTGGGAAATAACTTTTAATTAGCGAATCAGCCATATTTATTCTATTATTGATGATGTATAACCGTCGTTTCTATATCGAGCTATACTTATGTTCAGTTTATTTACTTTTTTATCTGCTACTGGTTTGTATAGGTTTCTATTGCAAGCCATAACTGCTAAACCGCTACTAATAGAAGCATCGTGTTTTGTTCTACTATTTATATTAAACTTTGCCCAATCATTTAAAGTTTCGTTAAAGTACATTGTACCATAAGTGCCATCGTTTAAAAGACCGACATGATCATTAATATACATTTCAATCGCAGCAGCGTGAGCTTGTTTAATATCTTCACTAGAGTTTGGCATACCACCTATTTCTTTTTCTGTGGTAGATAACTTGTTCCAAACTTTATCTGGTCTATTCATACTAAAGCCTCTATATCCTCTACGCTTAAAATGATATAATAATCTTGGTTTGTTATTTTCCGCTAGTATCGGCATACCATAAAATACGCATGCCATAAGTACATCTTCAAAAAATATCTCTGCGGTTTGTGGTCTTGCGATATATTCTAAAAAGAATGTATTCGCCGGGGCTGATTCCATACTAAACTTTGTTAGTCCATGAAGAGATCCGTTGGATCCTCTACCATCGACAGTACCGCTAATATCATAACTATCGCAGCCAAAAGCGCCAATATGCTCATTTCCCGGGTATTTAATTCCATTTTTAAGTATTACTCGGTTTTGTAGATTTCTATCTGGCACCCAACTAACTTTAAAACGTCCATTTGGATCTGGCGTAAATACAACTTGTGTATCTTTAACGCCGTTAACCCATTGAAATGAGCCAGTTGTAACTACGGAAGAGTTTCTATTACCTTCATTATAGTCTATTTGTTCGTATATTTTAGTTAGATTAAATAAACTATTTTTTGTTTCATCTCTAAACGCATGCTCTTCTGTTCTTGGGAACTGACGATAAAATTCATTTAAAGCATCTTGATCATCTTTTAAACCGTCAACTTCGTTTTCCCAATGATCTATAACGCCTATATCTATTAATTCACCGTCTGGTCCATAAACATCTCGTTCTGGAGTAGTAAAGACAGGTCGTCCATACTCATCAATAAATCCTTCAAAGTTCCATTCCATTGGAATAAACAAAGCATATAAACCAGATTTTGTTTGACCATTTCTATTTCTTTTTGTTACATCACTATCGTGATATATTTTTTTATAATTATCTCCACCTTTGTCTAAAGCGTTACTGGTAGAACCCATCATACATTTACCGACTATTCTACTACCTAATCTTAGACAAGTTTTTGTTACTCGCCAGTTGTTTAATATATTGTCTGGCTTTTCCCATTTACCACTTTCATCATGAATTAGTAAATCAAGTTTTTCACCATCATAACTGTTATCTCCAGTATTTTTCCAGTCTATCGTCGTATCAAGACCAACAAGCTCTTCAGCTTTTTCTTTGGACGCAATTTTTCTACGAGTGAGTTTACTAGCTGGAACACGATAAGCCAACTCTGATTTGGGTCTATCCATACCATCTTGGATAGGCTTGAAGAAGAAAGGATAATTAATCGATATAGGCACGACTTTATCGGTAAACATTTTTTTAGCATCAGCTCCTGATTTAGATAATATACCAAATCTACTATCACTTGATAATGTGGCTAAATGAACTGTTTCTGCTGACGACATAAAAGAAAAACCACTACGTCTATTTTTAAGATAACACATGCCGTAACATCTAGCATCTGCCTTGCAAGCTTCCCAAAATATAAAGAATAATCTATTAGCTTCACGGAAGTCTGGAGCGCCAACATCTATCTTGCTCCACTGCAAATACATATAGTGACTACCTGTAATATATGTGGGTTCTCCACCATTATTAAACCAAAAGCCTTGATCTCTACGATTAAATTCTTCGTCAATGTAATCGTACCATTGTTCTTTTTGTTCTTCTGGATAATCTCTCCAGTCAAATATAGTTTTTAATTTAGATAATTCTTTTGGATATTCAAAGCGTTGCCATTTCTTTTTATCATTAGAATAAACTTCTTTTGGCGCTTTTGGTAAAGCAACTTTTAATCCTTGAATGTCATATATCTCACCAATTTGCCCTGTCTTAGAGATAACCACAATATCAGTTTCCTTGTCATAACCATATTTCCATTTTTTAGATTTGTTTAATCTAAGAATTGTGTTTTGCCTAACCGGCTCAATTATTTTATATAACGTTTGTTCGTACATTATTTAGATCTACCTTCAGCGAATCCTTTAAATACTCTGTCCTTTTTTTCTTCTGGTTCTTTACCTTCAAGTAGATTTTCTTCTTCTTGTATACGGTTAAGTATCTCAAAAGCATCAAATATAGCTAGCTTTTTAGTTGCAGCAGCATTTTTAAGTCTATCTGCAGAAACATCATCATCTGTATTAGTAATAATCTTTTCTTCAGCAACTTTAATTAATTCCTCAACTGCTTTGCGTCCAGCTCGGATTATATTCCTCTTCGTCTCCTTGATATTCATATTTAATTGTAATTTCTTTAGACATTACTCTATATAACCTTTCGTCATCTATAATAAACTCATATTCACTGTAAGGTGTAAAACCAATTAGATCGCCAACATCAACACTACCATCAGTATATTTAACTATACCTATTAGTGGTCTTTCTTTAGATTCGTCAAACATTTCAATAGATTTTAATGGTTTAACAAAACAATAACCTTTTAAACCTCTCCATTTAGAATCTTTAAATCGACTCCACTTTTGCGGGCGTTTATAAGCAAATATTTGATCTTCTTTTACAAAGTATTTGTCTTCTTCAAAATAACCTCTACTATTTTTTTCTTGACCTCTAATATTGTGCCATCTTCTAAAAACATTATGATGAACAATAACAATATCTCCAACTTGAAGTTGACAGTCAATACCTTTTGGCACAGCTAATATCTCTGCTTGTCGATTTACATATTGATGATTATATATTTCTGTATTGACAAGTAGTTCTTTGCCATCGACATCTACAGAGTTATTATATCTTTGACCAACAGGTTTTATGATATAATCAAATAAAGCTTGCATTAGTACTCTAGGTTATACTCGATTGATATAGCCATATTCTTATTAAAATCCTTCCAAGGTAATATGTCGTCCTTTTTTTGAATATAAATAGAATATTTATCTTCTTCTTCTATAATGTTACAAATAGTATGTCCGCCATACACTTCCTGTCCAACAGAATAGTGCATAGCGTCCATTTTGTAATCTTTACCTATAGTGATTTTACGAATTAACTTGCTCATTTTCTGGATATTTAATTGCTCCAGTATGAATATCTAAGTCAAACTTACCATATTCTTCTTCAAGCTTATTATGTAGTTCGTTCATTCTTTTATTTACAGCATCTAATTCGTGAAGCAACGTATGCTTACGAGCTTCTACACTACCTATTTCTAGTTTAACTTGATTAGATATTGAAATAATGTTTTGAACTTCTTTTAACTGTTCGTCTGTAATTTTTTCTGGTCTAAGGTTAGTTACCTTAGGCGTCTTTCTTTTTGCCATGATTTAATTTAATTAAAGTTATTATTAAAATTTATATAACTGATAATCTAAACCCATGAAGCTATGTACTCCATTGTCGTTTACATCAGCAGCGTAATCAGCCCATCCGTTTGGATGAGTGTATTGTAATGTTTCAGCTTCTGGATCAATAGGCTCTAAACCTTTCCATAATACATCAACATGATACAGTTCAGATAAAACTGGAGCTGTAATCTCATTACCTTCTTCATCATAATCACCTGGTGTTATTACAATATTACCAAGTTCAATGAATATATGATTAGACTCTGCAAAAGTATTAATCTTGCTTTGAGCTGTAGTTTTATTAGTAAACTCGTATTTACCTATCTTTTTCATTATGAATTATGTGTAAGATTACTTAATTCTGTATCATTTAACGCTCTATCAAATACTGCTACCGCCTTGCATTTACCATATAGAAAAGAAGAACCATCACCACTGTCGAACTGTAGGCTGTCGAGACCAATAGGCGCAGCACCAGCACCATCTACTCCTCTTTTAACTCCATCTACCCATAAAGCAAAATCAT